TCTCGGATCTTTGCTAGGAAAGCGGTGAATCCTTCGCCTCTCCTACCATCGGAAACCTTTCGCCAGTGCATTCCAAGGAAAGAGGTTTTTGCATAACACCCGCCAGCCTTTAAAGGGCAAGAGTCGGGGCAAGTCTCCGCTGTTGACGTGGTCACAGGCATTGCTCCCGTTTTTACGTTGTCGCTCTTCGGCGTGAAGTGGAAGTTATAAGTTTTCATGTTCTCCTTTTGGTTCGGGGTTGGGGTTGGGGTTTAGTTGTTGGTTAATAGATAAGCGATTCGAGCGGCTAGGAGGGCGGCTACGGCTCCCAGGATTGCCAAGCGGAGGGTTAGGGCGTGAATTTGATTGGAGCGATTCCAAGCAATGATTGCGTCGGATTTTTTCATGTTGTATTAGTGTTGGGTGTTGGGTGGTGTTTAGATTATAAAAGAAGGGAAATGTTTTGATGCTATCTTAAAGAATTCTTGTTTGTAGACATAGCGGCCATTTGTTCCAGCCATTTCACGATATACAGCAGGTGCAACAGGACAGCACATGAAGAGATTATCCAATGTCATCTTGGTAATTCCCTTCTTTTTTGCTTCTTTGATATATTTCTTAATTGCTTCTTTTATTGTTGTCATGTTTTTAGGTGTTGGTGTTGTTTTTCGTGATCGCCTCTAGAGCCAGTGTTTATCGGGTTCCGTAGTCAATCACTACAACTACAATACCATCTTTTTATAACCTTGCAAGATATTTTTGTGAGAAAGATGATCTTTTTTTCATTCTCTGTTGCAATCTTCAATTCTTCATATATATTTAGAACATCAGGTGACAAGATCACTTGATGGTGTAACACCTGGGAATCGAGAATGTCGGCCCACGTGCGAAGGTTGGAAGCGGGGTACTAGCCGTCCCGCTTTAATAATGAGATCACGCTGCGATTGTGATCCTCTCTTCATAGTCTACCTTAATAAGACTAGGGTTCATAGGTCGTTCCAAATCCGTGGTGAAGATGAGTCTTTCAGAGATAGGCTCTTTTTGTGGTCATCCTATCGTATGACCGATACATAATAAATTCAGTATGTATCCATCATCTCTATTTCACGCATCATTTCAAATCCACCGCATCACAAGATGATAGAGCGGAGCCGTAGGCGAGCATCGGTTCAATGGAGATAAGTTGACTAGGGAATGGCACTATGTAAAACTATGGAAAATGAACAAGAAAAATCTCCCTAGCGTTGCCAAGTTGTCACCAAAGCAAAGTCAGTTCGTCAAATACCACTTGCAAGGACTACCATTAAGCAAAGCATATCTGTTGGCGGGGTATAAATCGTCCAGCATTGAGAATGCGGCAAGTGATGCTTGCAGGTTGATAAAGACTCCCAAAGTTTCCCAAGCGATTCAGCGAGCGAAGGAAATAGAATGGGAAAAGACGGTCATGAGTCTTGCCGAACGTAAAGCGTTTCTCTCTAGTGTTGCAAGAACACCAGCTGGACAAGTGGATAAAGACTCTCCACTCTGTCAAGAGTACAGCGAAGATGTAGATCAGTTAGGTAATGTTAAAAAGAGAGTAAAAATGCCTAGCAAATTAGAAGCTGTTAATATCCTATCAAAGCTATCTGGAGATTACGAAAAGGGAACTGAACAACAGGCTAATCCTTTCCAATTCCTGGTCCAGTTCTTCAGTCCTTCACCTGGTGCGTTGCCTGGTTCACCGGCACTGCCGGTTCCTTCGCCGGTGTTGCCGGTCCCGCCGGTAATCGACGCGGAGATTGTCCCGACCTCGACCCCCTAGGATCTCCCAGGAAATCTCTTCGGGAGGTGGGAGGGGGTATCATCACCTATATATTGGGCGTGTATGTGCGACATGACCTTCCGAAAAAATATGGTATTTTGAAAACTTTCTGTTTTTTTTTATTGCGTGTGTGTCATGAATGGTTTATTTTTTAATGATGAAAATAAAAGCTGGAACTCAAAGAGAAGATGGATTGGTATTTTATTCAATGCAACGGGGCAAAGAAAAATGGATTACAAAAGAGAAGTTTGAATATTACAGAAATTTACAAACTCAATGGAGGTTGAAGAATAAAGAGAAGGCAAATGAGTTGGTTAGAAACTGGGTTCGTTTGAATCCCCAAAAAGCAAAAGAAAGTATGTTGAATTGGAAAAAAAACAATCCAGAAAAAGTAGCAGCTGGTAAAATAAGGAGGCAGGAAAAAATAAAAGAACGGAATGCTGAAAAGATAAAAGCTAGGAAGGAAAAATGGCGTTTGGCTAAAGAAGAAAAACTTGCATTAAAACAAAAACGTTTAGAAGAACGATTGGCTAAAAAAGCAGAAAAAGAAATGTTGAAAGCATTAAAGCCTAAAAGAGTATTATTAACACCAGAAGAAAAAAAGGCTAGGCGAGTAGCATCAAGAAAGAAATATTATGAAAATAATCCAGAAGCTAAAAAGAAAAGAGATGATCGACGCAAAACATGGTTAAAAACTCCAGAACAGAAAATAAAACGAAAGGAATGGCTAAAAAGGTATTATAAAAAATATCCAGAAAAATTAATTGAACGTCGCAGGAGGGCGGCAAAGAGACCCTCTAGAAAAAAATACAAAGTAAGAAGGGAAGCACAGAGGAGAAAAAACAATCCTTTGTATGCTTTCAAACATAAAATTCGTAGCACTATTAATAAATGTTTAACACGTTGTGGTTATACTAAAAGATCAAAGTCTTTAGATATTTTAGGATGTTCATGGGATGAATTTTACAAATATATAGAATCTAAATTTAGTGATGGGATGAATTGGAATAATAGGGGAATGCATGGATGGCACATTGATCATATTATTCCTTTAGCTGTTGCAAAAACAGAAGAAGAGATAATGAGATTGAATCATTATACAAACCTTCAGCCTCTTTGGGGTAAAGAAAATATGAACAAAAAAGATGTATTGCCTGATGGGAGAGAAGCAAGGAATGTTAATTTTTCCGACATTGAGCATTTACTCAAAAAACCTTACCTTGACGATGAAATAGCATCTAGTATAACTATAAGCCAATGACATTGAGATACCCACCTAGTGAGAGGAATAGGCCGAGCATAATGCTATTGAGGAGTCTGGCTAATGAGTTGGAGTTGGATTCTGATAGTTCGCCTGGTGGGTATGGTGGCATGAAATTGGAGAGGGAAAGATTGAGCAAGGCATTGAAGGAGAAGATAGAAGATTCTAGGCTATCGGATTGGGATCGGGATATGATTAAGGGACTATAAGAATTTTGCCCCCACACCTCTGTCTGTGAGCAAGTGCAAAAGGGGGTCTTTTGTGTATAGTCTGGTTTACTTAAAGTGTCTTTGTATAAAGAAAATGTCGATATCGTGTACATATCAACGCTCTCATGTACAGAAACCGCAGATTCTTTGACATGACAATATACCCTTGCGGTGATATTGTGATTTATAACTCATGAATTATACCCAATCAGGTATAATGCGGTAAATGATTAGGTGTCTGCGATCATGAACATTTTACAGATGTCTACGATCTGCTACACAATTTGGATATATGTAGCGTGCTCACTACACTTGTCTGCTATATCGTGCGTAAATTGGTATAGTGTTTGGTATTGCTGACTTATTTTTATTGAATCCAAACCACTAAATACTATTGAATGTGTACTACTAATTGGTAATAAATCGTTTATATTACTTTTGAATAATAAATTTTGTCAGAAATAGTGTATGCTTTTTCCGTGATAGCTGTTAAAAATATGTAGCGGTTTTTTTAACAGATTACTCTGTTGGTTCCGTGCTTTTGATCTTTGCAAACCCTCCATACCATTCGTCCATCGTTACCCCATCTAGGGTTTCTATCTGATCATACACTGGCAATTTTGGATCAACCTCATGGGTTGCAGTTGCGTAGTTTGGATTGCGAATCCATGTTTGCTTTGGCTTATTTTTAGTTTCCATATTCAGTTAAAAAGGTCGGAGGAGGTTCAGGTCGCTAGATTTTATCAACACCCAGAACGGATACGCATGACGCTATAAGTTGATATAACCCCCCTCAATGCCTCCCCCGAAATATGACTCATCTGTTTGAGCATTCTAGGTAGTGCCACAATGAAGTGTTTTGATAGCTAGTAGAGGCTTGATGAGTTATATTGATACAAATCCTATTCATTTATCAAAAAGTGTCAAGCATTTGTAAACTCCCTAAATTTCCTAAACTCCCTATAATTTGCGTGGTCTGCCTCTGGATTTCTTGGTTACTGGTTGCTGTGAGAGTTGGACTCTTCCGTAAATTGTCTTCTTTGCTAACTCCTCTGGCAAGTTCAAAACGAATGCTCGGAGCCTCATCCTTTGTTCTGGATCTATAATGCCTATCAGGACACTGAAGTCTTCACCCTTCAGTGCCAATTCTTTGGCTTTCTCATACGCTTCTTTTTGTTGTTTCATTTATAAATAAAAAAAGTCTTGTGTTTGGAAAAAATTCGTCTAGTGGTGAGATTCTATGAAACACCTATTCAACAAGAATGCTCTTGAGAAGGCGTGTGATGAGTGCGGTGGTACAGGAACCGATTGGTACGATGAAGGTTTGGGGGAACCCTGCTGGAAGTGCCAAGGGACGGGTCATGTTGCTACTGAAGAGGGTAAGGCTATCCTCCAACTTATTGCACATCATTCCAAGGGTATTTTAGAATACGCCTAATTATTTCTCTATTCGTCTCCAGCGGTCACGCCACAGGAGATCGGATAGACGATTTGCGTAGGCTCTAACTTTCAATTCTGGAAGGTTAGGGTCAAGGATGTGTATCCCTTCGTGTAAAACTATATTGAGTCTGGATTTGGTAGATAGGCGTGGATCTATTTCTATCTTTTTATCTGCAAAGATAGCCTGACCATCGTTACGTTCCCTGCCTAGCTTCTTGTCTTCCAACTTAATACGGACGGGCAATTTCATCTTGGGGAATTATTCGGAATAGACTTAACGATACGACTGCATTACCTACCCTACACTTTTGGATCTTTTCTTCTACCTCTCCCAATTCAACTCGTTTCTTTAATCTTCTACGGATAGCATCTTTTCCAAAAGTTACTTTTCCTATTAGGTCTTTAATGGTGAACCATTCACCATAAACTATTTCTTCTTTTGTGGGTGTGTTGATTAAATCAACAGCACATTTTATAATGCTCTCTCGTAGATCAGCTTCTGATGGGTGTATTTTCTTTCGGTTCATACGAAATGATTTTGGTTGCTGGTAGTTCTCCTTTGTCACATCCACTCCAATCCAGTATTCCCACACCTGGACGGCATATCGCATCTCCTACAACTTTGTGGGCATATCTTGTAAGTAACTGCCAAGCTGGTGTCACCATGAATATGCCAGCACCATCATTAAAGATTCCTCCCGTGTGTCTATGGCCTCGTAGATATATTTTTGGAACCCTATGACCAACACGGGAGTAATTCTGTCTGGCGTTGCCCATTGTTATAGACATTGCTCCAGCCTCAAGGTATGCCCTAGAACTTGTCGGCATATGGTGGGCAATATCAATGAGTGTACCATTGATTTCTAGTAATCCTTTGTCACCTAGCCAAGTAGCACCTAATTCTTTGGCGATCATCTTTTCCCAATCACCAACGTGACACTCGGTTCCAGCAGTCATGTAAACTGCACAGGCTAATTTTGCTAGAGGACGTAGACACTCAATAGCGGCCAGGGTATGATCTAGGTTTAATGCGGCAACGATTTCAGATGATCCATGATGTCTACCTTCGATACAATCACCATTAATGATGAGAGCAAATGGCTTACCCTTGAAGTGAGTTTTAATCTTCTCATCTTTGTCTTGCCAACATTGCCATAGCCATTGCTGGTGGAGATTATTACCTAGACCAATTTTGTTACCCGTGGATGTTTCATGTCCATCAGGCCAAAGACCAACCGTGGAACCGCAATGAAGGTCAGAGACAATTACGGCTCCAACTGGCTTTTGTTTTTTAGTCATTAGATTGATGGCAAGCCTTATTGGGAGGATTACTGGATGTCAATTGTTTGAGTATTGTTGCGGCATCTCGTAGTGAGACATCCTCATTTTCCATCATCTCTGCCAATACTTGCATGGAATCTATTCTTTCAATTAAATGATGGAGATAGCTGATTAGATCCAACTGTTCATCTCGCAAGTTATTTGCATACCATCCTGCACCAGCAGTCCAAAAATCTGTTCTGTGTTCTGCTTGGCCTTTACGATATTTCTCTAATCCTGCTGAACCAGCCTTGCTCCATATTTCAAAAGCATCTTGTTCAGCATTCATATTATTTCTTTGGCTTACGTTTTGTTTTTTTTGTACCGTAACTGACTCTTGCTTCTCGCATTGTGGAGACGTTTGTTTTGGCATTGGGTGATGTGGTTGTTTTATTCATGTCTTAAATCTAGTCCATACTTGATTCGGACTTATGTATCCGAGAACATTACAGACATGGCAAGGACTTTTATTACAATCTTTTAAGTCAGTTAGACACTCTGGACAATACCCATTAATAAAAGCAATCCTACCTACCAACCATCTCCAAAGAGATTTTAGAAAGTCATGTGCATTACTTGGCATGAACAATCGGCTCCGTTTTTATCAGCTTCATCAATGTCAGCAAAAATAACAGAGTTGTTGAATTTGTCCATTGTAGTAAGCATCCATTCCATTGAATTGCGATACTGACCATACTCTGGTTGGAACATACCACTGATCACAATGTTTTTGTCAGGGATACGGATCAGATTGGTAGCACCAGTTGCTTCCATCTCTTTGGGAACAACAATGATATTGGCAAGTTTCTCTAACCTTTTGAATGATTCCGAATCAATGCCACTACGACAAACCATCAAGTTTTCTTTGTCTAGGACATGGATACAGCAATCCAAGTGGTAGAGATCATCACTCACCATTCGCATAGGTATGATTTCGATACCACCCTTTTTGGAAATCCATTCTTGGGCTTTCCAATCGGAGAATTTTCCATAGCCGCCAAAGTAAATATTGTCTTTCCAGTGTTTTGTTTCAGCTTCGCCTTCCCAATAATGAGGAGGTTGGAGAACTGTATAACCCATCTTCTCAAAGAATCTGCGACC